AAGGTGGATCGTGTTATGGCAGCGATCCAAAGCAAGCGGACGAACGGCAGGGCGGGCGGGTTATCGGAGACCTCGCAAGCGAACCTGAAGCAGAACACCGAGCGGACTACCGAGCGAAACCTTAGCGGACTACCGAGCGAAACGCCGAGCGAAATACCGAGCATCCTAAATCCTAAATCTGAAATCCTAAATCCTAAAGCCCAAAGCGTAAATCTTAAATCTGAAATGTCAGATAGCCTCGAGCCCCGCACGAAGCGGGCTCGCAGGCAGGTAGTCGGGATCACTTGGGATGCTGTCAGTGGGTTTCAGAATGTAACCGACTCGCACCTGACCAGGTGGAGAGGTGCATTCCCAGCCGTTGATATTGATCATCAACTCAAGAAGATGAACTCCTGGCTCATTGACAATCCAAATAAGGCGCACAAATCAAACTGGAGCGCATTCATGAACAGATGGCTTTCTCGTGAACAAGATCGAGGTGGTAGTCTGCCAAGCAACAAAGTTCAGAAACCCGAATTCAACAATTTTTAAGGAGACTCAATGGAAGATCACACATGGGACGAAAATTATTGGAAGATAAAAGGCTACTGGCCTTCTGTCGTTTTTACGGATGTGCTACGAAATTTTTACAAGAAACATTTGATGCTACGAAATCAATGGCATTTGTCAGAGGCTATCGACATTGTGAAAATGAAGTATGTCACCTTTGGAACTAACCCTCCTGAATTCAAACACTTTCTTGAGGAGTACGACAAGGTTGCAAAAGATCGTCAGTTGAATGTCGGTGCTTACACAACTCCTTCAAACAAGTACTGGGTTGATTTCGAGAAGCCGTCACCACACACAGGCGTGATGTCTCGATACAGCACCGATGCGCCTGACTTCAAGACTGCAAGTGAGATCGCACTGAAAACGAACGGACGAGTGCGCAACCAGCGCACGATTGACAATGAGAATTTCATTACTGACCTGAACAACACGCCAAGGGAAAAGGTTGCTGAAGCAGTCAAGGGACTTCGTGATGATGGATACCTATCGAAAGAGGAACTGCCGTCAGACTTTGCACTTTGGAAACTTACGACTCAAGGAAAAGTTATGCATCGAATTCAAAACCCCAAACAGAAACAGTTGCAGTAGATCCGTTCCAGAAAGTACTTGTTTTCTGCATCCAGAAAATAAGCCCTAATTAGAAATTCAAAACCCCAAACAGAAAGCACTCACATGATCACAGAAATGCAAAAACAACTCAACACCATCACCGTCGGCAGCATCCTCGCAGCGGACCAACTCCGTGAACTTCACGGCGCAGCGAAGGCTGCGCAGGCTCGGCTGCGTGAACTCATTCAACTCATCGAACTCTCCTGCATTGAACACATCGAGACAACGGGACACGACATCGAACTTGTCGACGGCAAGCGGTGGTATGTCGGCACGGAGAAGAAGATCAAAGCGATCGATGACACGATGATCCTGCAAGCAGTCCTCGAGTCCAGCGGTGGCGATGTGATGAAACTCACGACAGGCGAGTTCGGCGTGCTCTGCTCGAGCCCGTGGAAGAACGGCGCAGTCAAGCAATTGATCGGACAGGAAAAGTTCGACGAGTTGTTCTTGACCACGACTGTGCAGTCGCTCGAGACCGGCAAGGCTGCCAAGGTGCTAAAGGTCGCTGATCCTGCGTTCTTGAAGGGCGGCACGCAATGAACGATGCCGAGCAACCAACCATCGCACAACTGCTCAAGCAAATGCACGCTGCGTTTGACGAGGCATTGAGTCAGAGGAACGAGGCACGCAAGGAGCGGGACGAGGCACGGCGTGAGGCTTGTTTAAGAGTTGCGGAAAACCTTGCTTTGCTTGGATCGAACGCACCACTAGGGATTCTCAAGGACGAACACGCTGCTCGGCGTGGTTGGGATTGCTTCAAGGAGACACCATGAACGCCGATGAACTCGCAAAGTCGATCAGGTCCAAGCACGACAAACTTGAGACCGACTGCAAGCAAACCGTGCTCGCAGTCGAACTCGTTGCGCTGCAGATGAAACTCGCTGCGCTCACCGCACGAGTGGCACAACTCGAACGAGACGATCTCGAACGCACACAAACGCAGGATGCGAAACATGACCGAGTCGAACCGAGATAAAACACTCACACCGTACGACCAGGTTGCACGCATGTACTCTCTGCGCAACCCGCACGATCCGATCTCACCCGAGCGTGCGCAGGCAATAGGCGTTGGTGCAATTATGAAACTCAAGGCGAAAATGAAAAGCGAGGCAGAATGCAAGAGGATCTCCCAACTTCGTCGGGCATCGACCTGATGACCTGGCTCAACTTCGAGGCTGCGATCACTCGCAACCCACGAGTGGCGCAGTCGCTGCGTGACTCTGCAGCCGAGATCGGACACCTGCGCACACAACTCAAGGCCGCAGGCGTGCACAACTACAACGAACTGACCAGTGCGCTGCGTGACATGACACGGACAGCCGAGGTCGTGCTGACAACGCCACACCTGCAGATCGAGCAGCGAGAGAACGCACGGGCGGATATGGCAGAGTCGGTGCGGTACTGCAAACAGTTGATGCAGCTGACTTGACTGGTTAATTAAACTAATCAGTATAAATCTGTTTTTAACTAATCAGTTAAAAGGCTCAAGAAAAAATTTTTGAATATCTCACAGTTCATATCAATTTGTGGATAGTGATGTAGTAGAGTGTCTGTGTTCAGTTCGATCTAAAACAAGAAAGGCAAAGATGAAGAAAGACAAGAATCAATTTGAGGTTGAAGCGTGTGATGAATTTGAAAAGTTGCTTCCACGCTTGAGCGCAGAGTCATACTCGCTCTTGCGTGCAAGCATTGAATTTGCGGGAGTGCGTGAAGCAATCCTCGTGTGGGAAGATGTGCCTGGTCATGCGTTCATCGTTGATGGACACAACCGATGCAGGATCGCAGAGCATGAAGGAAAGACAAGCACACTGCGATACAGTCCGGTGCTCTCGATCAAGAGCAAGGAAAATGCAATCGACTGGATCATTGCAAACCAACTGATGCGCAGGAATCTGACAGATGCCCAGCGCATGATGTTTGTTGGCATGGCAGCGGCAAGAGAAGCAGCAAAGGGAAAAAAGGAAAGTGCCGGTATTTTGAAAAAACCACGCGTGGGGGAAAATCCCCCACTTGCAGTATCTGCGGAAAAATATCGAAGTCGAAATGTAGTTGCTCAAGAATTAGGATCGACACCTGACAAGGTCAAGGCTGCGCTTGCGGTGCAGAAGAAACTCAGTGCGCTCGATGTCACTGAGCCAAAGGTCGCCGACATCATTCGTGATGATGTACGCAGCGGAGTAATTCAATCAGCACGGGAACTCAAGAAGGCGTTGAAGCAACGCACCATAGAAGGGATGACAGTGACCGAACCAGCGAAGAAGAAACCAACCTTGATTGAGAAGCAAGGAGAATCCGTGGACATCGTTCTCGGCGACTACAAGAAAGATTTCAAGACGATCATGCTGTTGAGGGACAGACACCTTGGCGTGCAGGCTGACGCAGAAGCGTTGGACGCATTGATTGCGGCAAGAATACTTTCATATTGGAATGATCGGGGCATCGAGTTTATGGCGTTTAGAAACCTAGAAGCAACATCAACGAAAGGCAAGAAATGAAACGAAAAGCAAAAGTAAGATGCAGCGCATTGGCCGAGTATTACGGCAAACAAAAATCGGCAATTTTGTTGACTCAGTGCATTGCTGAGATAGTCGACAACTCAATTGACGCACGGGCAAAAAACATCAAGATCATAATTGACCCAAATCATTTGTGGATCAAGGTCATCGATGACGGCGTTGGCATTCACGATCCTGCAGCATTCTTTGATTATGGAAATGTGAACCTGAGACCTGGCATTGGAGCATGGGGACAAGGAGTAAAGTTGGCGTGGGCAATGCTTGTTGACTCTCCAGCTGATACTCGGTTGGAGTTCATCACCTATTACAAGGACTCAATCGGTAAAGTCTCAGGCTGGCAATCGCACAAGGATTTATCCGACGAAGAACTAGGAGACTTTGATTGTGAGCACTTGCCATCATCAAGATTGGGAACAGGAACAGAACTCACGGTGTCAAACATCAGCAAGAAGTTTCGAGCAATCATTCGGTCTCAACCGGATCGACTGCAAAATGTTCTTGGAATGATTTACAAGTCGACACTAGAAAAGGGTGAGATCACAATGACCGTTGAGATTATCAATGAACCCAAATCGGAAAAGATTTCTACCACCTACGCAGTCACTCCATTTGATTTGATGCAGGTTGCACAAGGAGAGATATTGCGCAAGGATTATAAACTTGAAAAGGGACGGCATTTGACTATGACCGCCGTAAAGATTTGTGAGGAAAGCCGCAAAATTGTTCAGCAAGCTTTGATGCAAGATATTTGCTCAGGAGTCTTTGTTGAATATCGAGGGCGAATTCTTTGCCAGCTTGATTTGCGTAATTCTCTTACGCTGACAAGTGGACTCATTGTCATTTGCAACCTTGAAGGAACATGGATAACCAATCCAAAGAAGTCCGAGTCAATTCAAGGAGACGAAAATGATTTGTGTCTTGCGACAATCATTGACGATCTGCGCATCTGGGCAGAAAAGAATCAAGAGAACTGTGCAAGTCTTAAGACCAACGAGCGACTCAGCAAAGAACTCAACGACTTGATGGATTGGGAAAATGATGAGTGCGATTGTGGTGCAGGCGATGAATGTAAGAAAACCATTGTTCCCAAGATTGCTCGCAAGGGCAAAGTTCCAAACCCAAGCAGCACCCGCAAAGAATCAAGCGAGAAGAAAGATAAGAGTCTTGGCGATAAGAAAAAGAACGAGAAGGCCTACGAAGTCAAGTTGGTTCGAGCACCACTCGAGACTTGTTCTCAGTGGTCTAAAGATGGCAATGTGCTGACAATCACAATCTGCTCAGAACTTTATCCAAGTGCTGATCTCAATGTGTGGGGATCGACCGCACCGTTCTACCGTGATGTCATGGAAAGTTTTTCTCGATTCAAGATCTGGAGCAAACGGAGTCTTGATTCAACATCCCTTTACGAGCCATGCGATCAAAGCAAAATAGAACCAGTTGTCAAGAAGGAAATGCTTGAGGCAAGCAAGAGGAAAAACTTGGCCAAGAACGCTTCTGCAAGAAAAGAAACTCCAACAAAAGGTTGAACAAATCCGGTGGCGAAACGCTTGGGCGGCTCGATGTACAAACCGAGCCGCCTGGGCTATCGCTACGCAGAAAGGACACAATGAAAGATCCATTTATTGCCAAGACATTCAAGGTCAGCGTATCAATGCGAGCGACTCTAAATTTTATGCAGATCATGTTGCGTCGTTGTGCTTTTGCGTCAAACTTCCAAATGGAGTTCATGAAGGACCTGATCAAGGAATTGACCCGTGTTCAGTGTTGCCTTGACCAACTCAAAGCCTATGTTGAGGACAGCAAAGACAGCAAACTATTAAAGGCAATGCGAGCGACCATCGACACGCTGATGGACGAGAATGCCAATTACAAGATCGCATACGATTTGAAGCAGGCGCAATTCGATCGGGCCTGCGCTCGCCAGCAAATACTCATCGATGTCATTGACAAACTGCAAGCACTAGAGGAGACCCGTGAGACTAAAAATAAACAAGAAGGTGTGGCGGCTGGAGTTCGTGAAGGCTGCGCAGATGCAGAGCAAGCGCAACTGGGGAGAGTGCGACCTGCCGTCGGCGAGCAATCCGCTGATGACGGTCCGGCAAAGCCTGCAACCCAAGGCGATCTTGAATGTGACTGTGCATGAGTTGCTGCATGCGTGCCGTCCTGAGTTGACCGAGGAGGCGGTGACAGAGACGGCGGATGTGATCGCAGGTGTGCTGTTCAAGCTTGGCGCACGGATCACGCCTCCGACCGTGTAATGTGGCTGCGCATACGATGAACTGATGGGGTCAGGGGTATGATCCACCACGACAACCTCCGCCGCTCGTTCGCCTCACGGCGTAGTCTGAACAACTTGAGCAGTGGAGGTTGTTTTTTTCCGTGCTAGGATTTGTGCATGCCGATGGAGGACAACCCATTAGCGAGGTGGATCATCGAGCGAAAATCGCTCGAGGCTGATCTTGTGCGCCTGCAGATCACGCTTGCACAATGCGCAGGACACATCACACTTGAGCAGATGGATCGACTCGGCGTGTCGATCGACAAAGCAGTAAACATCACGGACAAAGCGAGCCTCGAAGCACTTGCACGACTGGCTCGCAATGGCAGCAGTTGAGATGCTCAACTTTGTTGCGTTCGGACTGCCATCTCCTGGCGGTTCAAAGTCTGCATTCCGCAACCCTCGCACAGGTCGCATCGTCGTCGTCGATGCAGGCGGAAAGAAAACTCGGACATGGCGCACGGTCGTAGCGCACGCAGCCCGTGCAGCGATGTCAGGTGGTGAACTCATGCAGCCACCTCTCGCACTCGTGATCGAGTTCCGAATGCCACGACCGAAAGCGCACTACAAGGCAAGCGGCGAGATCAAGGCAGATGCTCCGTGGTTTCCGATCGTTCGTCCCGACCTCACGAAACTCTTGCGCTCGACCGAGGATGCAATGACTGGCATTGTGTGGCACGACGACTCGCAAATCGTCGAACAAAATATCCACCGCACCTACAGTTCGAGTGAGGACACGGGTGCTCGTATCACCGTGTACTCGATCACCTCGAGGAGTCCAGCGCATCAAACCTCAACCCGCATGCAAGAGTGGCAAGAAGGCAGGCAAAGTTTCGCCTCCATCGACTCGCACGACAAAGCGAAGAAAGCCGTGGCAAGCAAAGCGAGTGCATCCGTCCATAGTTGAGATCGACTGCGACATGGAGGGCATCGACGAGCAGTGGGTGCTCCTGCGATCCGATGCGCATCACGACAACCCGCACAGCGACCACGAGCGAGAGAAGCAGGACCTCGACGAGGCGATTAAGCGCAATGCGATCATCCTTGACATCGGCGATTTCTTTTGTGCAATGGGCGGTCGTGCAGATCCGAGGCGGTCACGACACGGACAGACTCGGGACGAGCATCTCGACTCGCCTGACTACTTCGATTCGCTTGTCAAGCACGCCGCAAAGTTCCTTGCGCCTTACGCATCGCACATTGCACTCCTTGCGCAGGGC